CAACTGTAATGTCAATCCAACCATGTCTCCAGTATTGGCCCAATCTAACTCACCAAATGCAGTTTCGCCTGAAATAAACGCGCCTTTTAATGTCCATTGTTCAACTTTAGCACCATTGGGGTCTAACATATTGATTACGATATCTTTTTTATATTCCGATTGATATCCATCGCGTCCTGTTACTGATTCGTGGTGTAATCGAATCCAATTCATTACAATCTGTGCGCCGCTGGGAACGATGGGGTCATAAAGTTCGATTGAAATTGGTGACCATACTGTTTTGCCGCGATAATATGTTTGAACATTAATGTGGTCAATAGTTTTAACGTCTGCGGTTAATTTTGGTCGTGATGCTTTTTTCAAAATGAATGACGGAATACCCGCGACATACATAACGAATCGATTTGTAGTTTTTGGTTCAAATTGAGTAAACATTAACTCATTTGGTTGTAATAGTGTTGCCATAAATTTATTCCTTTGTGTCTAAATTATAATCGTTATTGATATAATTCATTGTATTAATAAATATATATAAAATATAAAATATTGTTATTTTTTGTAAAATTACTATAATTATATCGTGGAGTTTGAACGTAAGGAATATTACTATGGGTAGGCCAAAAAAGAATCCTGATTTTATAGACAAACAATGTGAATTGTGTGGTAAAACTTTTTCTGTTAAGTATTGTATAAGAAATCGGCGGCGATTTTGTAGTCGGCATTGTTCTGTAAATAGCCCCATTACCAAAGATAAGAATCGAAATGGTGTCAAACTTACATTTGAAAAAAAATACGGTTGTCATCCTATGCAGACAGCTGAAACTAAACATAATTTTAAATCTGCAATGTTAAATAAACATGGTGTAGAACATCCGGCCATGATGACAAATCATTTGTCTAAAGTTCGTGCCACAAAATTGCGTAAATATGGGAATGCAAAGTATGTTAATGTAAATGGTATTAAATCTGTTATGTTAAAACGATATGGCGTTGACAACATTAATAAACTGAAGTTATATTCTGATAAAATTTCCAATACAAAGTTGAGAAATCATTATGATTTTTTTGTTGAATATTGTAAAAACAATAATTTAGAAATGTTGTTTACGTTTGATGACTACAAAGGATATGATTACGTCCACAAATACAAGTTTAAATGTTTAAAGTGCAATCATATAATTGAAACCCCGGTTTATAACATCCCAAAATTTTATTGTGAATATTGTGAACCCAATCGAATTGACACGTTGGGAACAAATGTTTTTATATTCCTACAATCTATTTTGGATAAAAATGTAATTATCACCCAACATGATAACGACGTATTAAATGGAAAGGAGTTAGATTTTTACATTAAAGATAAAAATTATGCGATTGAAATTAATGAGTTATATTGGCACAGTGATTATGCCGGCGGAGTGGGAAAATATTATCATTTAAATAAAACTCGATCCTGTTCCGTACATGGAATAAATTTGATTCACATTTATGAAAATGAATGGTTATATAAACAAGAAATAGTTAAGTCAATACTTAGAAATTTATTAAATGTGTCGGCGGGAGTTGTTAAAGTAAATGGTCGTGATTGTGACGTGCGTGAAATATCAAAATCCATAAAAAACAAATTTCTTATTGATAACCATTTACAGGGAGAAGACAGGACTACAGTTAAGTTGGGGTTATATAACAAAAATGAATTGATTTCTGTTATGACATTTAGGCGAACTTCTAGATATGATAAACGTATGGAGTGGGAACTTACTAGATTTTGTAACAAAATCAATACTCGTGTGATTGGTGGGGCAAGTAAATTGTTTTCACATTTTTTGAAATTGTATAATCCTAAAACAATTGTGTCGTATTGTGACCGAAGATATTTTACAGGAAATTTATATGATACATTAGGCTTCAAATTTGTTAAATTCACCAATCCTGGATATCACTATATAATTGATAAATATAAAACATTAAAGAACAGAATGTCTTTCCAAAAACATATGTTACACAAAATTTTGCCAAATTTTGATAATAATTTGTCGGAATGGGAAAATATGAAACAGCATGGCTTTGATAGAATTTGGGATTGTGGAAACGGAAAATATGTGTTTGTTAACAAATTATAATTATATTTTTTCGATGTTATGTGACATTGATTTTACTTTGGCTAGATTTAATCCAAAATTCTTTGATCCATACAAACGATATACTATGTGTTTAAGTGCTTGTTCTTTTGTTGTTGCGACTGTTGTATGTCTCTTTCCATTAATTCGTACAAGATAATTACTTTTTTCTATTGTCTCGGTTAAACTGACACTTTGATCATATAATTTTGTCTTTGTGTCCTTTAATCGTTTAATATATCCCTTGTGTCTTAACAATTTAAATACCAAATTTTCTGTGCTTAATTCTCCCGCCGCATCTAATCCAGACTGTCGCATTTCATATAATTCTGTGATGACTTCCTTGAGTTTTTCTATGCTTGGTGTAATTTCAACGTTTTTAATTTTATTAACCATTTCAGAAAATTTAACTTTAATAGCGGGTTTGTCAATTAATGTAGTGTCCTCTTTTATAGGCATTTTTACCCAATTATTATGCAACAATGAATATACTCCATTTGCATGAGTTTGATGTCCGATGTCTTGTATGAACACCTCCACATCCTTTCCCTTTACTTTAATATTATGAGAATCATTCCACTTAGATTTCAATGCATCAACATATTTGGCCGCGTCTTCTTCTGACATATCAAGTTCTTTAAAATCTATCACCAAATGAATATCAATATCACTATTGGTTGAATAATTATATGCAGCCGCGCTTCCCAGTAAAAGTACATCATGCAAAATTGGTTTTATTTCTATACTGTCGTAAAAATCTTGACCGATTTTCAATAATATTCTTGCTACATCAGACATTAAACTTCCAGCAGAATCCCACAGTGATGGGTCAAGTGTGTCGTTATAAATTTTCAAATTGTCTATTTGTTCAGACATATTGAATCAATTTTTTAATGGCAGCATTTGTGGATGTGTATAATATACCCACGCCATTGTTAGATTTCCATCGTTCTATGTTTCCGACCATATCATCAATTAGAATACTTTTATTGTTTGCGTATTGTGTTTTCATAGCACGTTCTTCAACGACTATGACATCGATGTCTGATATAAACGGAAAATGTTTTCTTACCCACTTTCTCTTACCAGATTTTGATTCTGGTTTTCTAGTACTTGCTGTCAAAATTTTTATATCTATAAAATTATTTTTTATGAAATTCATCAATTCAATTGCTCCGGGCAATAATGGCATGTCACTCCAAAAATCTTCACCGGCACCATCAATCAAATCCCAAAATTTATTTTTGCTATGTTTTAATATGAATTCATCCGGAGTAAATCCACCTGATAATTTTTTAAATTCTGTGTGAAAATCTGCAATTACACCGTCTAAATCTACATAAATAGTATATTCTCTGTCCGTTTTCATAAATATAAATATGTCTATAAATAACAAAACCATCAACTTAATATCGGTGGTTCTGTGTTAATTAATTAAGAATTATCTTCCCCAAGTTTCCGACCGGATTACTGATACCTGATTGGTGGTGGAACTTCTTACGTAGAATTGTGTGGTATCGCTAATTGGCCATGTAATTGAAAAGATTCCGTTCACGATGATAACATTGGCCAGATTAGAGCCGTTAACATCGCTATATACATTGACTGTTGTAGAGTTAGTGTTTTGAATATTCAATGTCACACGTATCAGTGGCAATTGAACTATAGTGCCTGTAGTAATTATATTTCCCGGATGATACATGTCGCCGACATTTGTAGTAATAGACACTACCGCAGGTGGATTAGATAGGTTTGTGGTGACTAATGATGGCGGATTAGTCGATGACGCAACGGTTACAACGCCATCGTTACGATACACGACATTGATGCCGATTGGATTTTGAGCCAGCGTGATTCCTGTGAGAATCAACAACGATAGAAGAATTAAATTAAATGGTTTCATATTATATAAATATCAATAATCCTAACAAATCGTTCTATTAATTAATTATAATTTAAATTGAGAAATATATTATGTTGACATCGACGGATAAAATCGATATAAAGATATACATATTCCTCTTAATACTCCGCTTCGCTACGTTATTAAAAACAAATAAATAAGCTAAATTAATTAAAACAAACACATTGTGAACTACACCTAGGCTAAAGCCATAGGTGCTTCAATAGGACAGTTCCTGCCCTTTTTAAAATACATATCTGGAAATGCAAAGTCTAGTATATTTTTGGCAGCATTCACATCCCTATCGTGAGATGTGTTGCAGTTTTTGCATTTCCATTGTCTATCATTTAATTTCAATTCGTGGTTTATATTGCCACAATTGGAACAAGTTTTTGATGATGGTTCAAATCTTCCAATTTTTATTAGATTTTTGCCATGCCAATCGCTTTTATATGCCAGCATATTTACAAACACTCCCCAAGAATTGTCACTTATTTTAAGGTTTGTTGGAGAATAATTTTTCTCTAGCATATCTTTAATAGATAGGTCTTCAATCGCAATAGAACCAATTTGATTATCGTTGGTTAGTTTGTGTGATAGTTTATCTAAGAAATCTTTTCTCTGTCTCGCAATCTTACTATAGATATTAG